AGCTTGCCCCATTGCGTTGACTTGCCGTAGCTTTTGCAATCAACCGGCTTAGGTTCGGGCATGTTAAAACCGTTGCCCGTCCACAAGCACGTGCGCTTGCTATAGGCGTCACGGGGCGCAATGTATTCCGGCCAGCGCGGGTGTTCCGCTTCTGCTTCGGGGATGTAACCGCCATACTCGAACGGCTGGAAAGTATGGTTCGGCTTGCGCCACAAGGTAGCAAGGCGTGACACGGGGTTTTCGATATAGTACGGAACGCGAAGCATGTCCGCGACAACCGCGCATCGTTCGGCGTGTTGCGCCGCGCGTTCCTGAAAGCCCGGATTTTCCCGCTCTTTTCTCGCGAAGTGTTTGGCGCCCGATACAGCCAAATCCGTACACACGGGAAAGGCGCTCAAAAAGCGCGCCTTGTCATAGTGCCGCGCCGCGATATCGTAAAGCTCTTGGACGCTATGCAAGTCCGCGTGACAGTAAGTTATCCCGTCGCGCTTTTCCTCGCCGGCATGTTGGACATCATAGGCGAAACAATCAAAGCCCATATCGCGCCAAGGCTTCAAAGCCTCGCCGGTGAAATCGTACAAGCTTATGATATGGGTTTGGTTTTTACTGATCATCGTCAATCCTTTCCTGTTCAGATTAGTTCCTCAAGTAGAGCCCGCGCCGCGCTCTTACTCTTTACAGCGCAGCGCGTCGCGTCTACACGGCCGGCGATATTTGGCTTGTGGGCTATCGGATTAAGAAAAGAAAACCCGTAGCCGGTCACCAGCCAATAACCGCTGCCAGTTTTTTTTGCTTTAGCTAGTAAGCGGCGCCCGTCATATAGACAAAGCGTTTTCTGCGGCCGGAAATCAATCAATTCCAAGCCCGCGCTACTCGTCATCATCTTCCCTTTCTTGGCAATAGCCACACAAAAACCCGTGCCGCGTGATATCGTGCCATTGCGGCGTATTTCGCACGTTTACACGAACGCCGCAGCGGTCGCACGGGACTTCGTCACCGGACAGATAAACGTCGCCGCGAGCGTGCCAACGAAGTAAATTCTTCTCACCATTAGCCATAACTGATACCTCGCTTGTTTATGGTCTACATAATATAGACGCTCGCCCTCGCGTTTTCTTCCCCTAAAATTAAACAGCACACAATGACCACATATGCGCCACAATCCGAGCCTGGTTTGTTCTCCCTTTGTTCGCGCCCTAGGATGGCCCGTGAGTGCCCTTTAAGGCTTTTTAGGTGTCTAGGTATACCAAAAAGCCAAACGCGCCACACGGGCCCTAAAACGCCATATAGAGCCATATAGCTTTTTCGTATATCAGTTATAAGCCAAATCTATACCCAACAATTCCCAATATACATAACGCATTTGTATATCCAACGCGCACCCTTTCGCACACTGTGAAATATTTTGAATAACACTGGCCACGGTGTGCACTGCACTAAACAACATTGGTCAAGGTGTACAATCTTGATATACTACACGCCGGCGAGTGTACAATGTGTGATGTTATAACGTAACACCTTGTTGCACAATTGTCACACTGTTGCAACCTGGGCACAGTGTTGCCCTGGGGCCACACCTGTTGCAAAATTGTCACAGTTGTTTCGTTATAACATTACGTTGCAGAATTGTCACAGTGTTGCAGAATTGCAACGACCCCCCACGTGTGCGCGTATTATTGTATGTCCACTGTGTCCATTTTTGGGGAAATTTGAAAATCTTCAACTATATTGTTGACAAACCTGTACCTAAACTGTATAATATGTACATGATGATCCAATCCTTGGATTATCTAAAAACATATTTGGAGCAATACTGTTGCGTTACGCAGACTATATGAATCCGAAACCGCTCACCAAGCCTCTCACTGAAAAGGAAGAGGCTTTTGTCATTGCATTGGTGGATAACAAGAAAGAGCCTCTGGACGCTTTTTACGACGCTGGTTACACGGGTGAGAACGAGTCGGTTAATAAAAATCGGTCTAAACGCATACAGCGCCATTTATGGCTGCATATCGAGAAGCGCATCAAAGAGCGGGTCGGAGAGACGGCCACGCTCGCCCTGAACGTTCTAGAACAGCTAATGCGTGAAGCGGACAGCGAGAACGTCAGGCTAAACGCGGCCAGGGACATCCTGAGCCGCGCTGGATACGATGCCGTCCAGAGGCAAGAGACGGTACTCAAGGAAGTCCATGAGCTATCTGAAGCGGAACTAGACGATCAGATCAAGGCCCTCATGGACGAACTTGGCGCAGAGGGCGACAACATTGTCCCCTTTGACAAAGACGGTGGTAAGGCAAGTTGAACAAAGAGGATGTACTGGAGCTTCTAAAGGAACGTAAGCGCCGGGACGAGGTCAATCGACTGAAGTTCTACAAGGCTTACGATTACCAGAAGAAGTTCCACGCCGAGGGTCTAGACTGCCCTCAACGTATCCTGATGGCGGCTAACCGAGTAGGGAAGACCTTCTGCGGAGCCGCTGAGACCGCTTACCACATGACGGGTCTCTATCCCGATTGGTGGGAGGGGAGGCGTTTTGACAAGCCGGTAAGGGTCTGGGTGGCCGGCGAGTCAAACGATACGACGCGAGACATCATCCAGAAGGAACTATTCGGGTCTCCACAGGACCCTACGATGCTAGGCAAAGGGGCTATCCCTAAAGACTGCATCGTGAACACAGTGCGTAAACCCGGAGTACCTAACGCTTTCAGTTCTGCTCTGGTGCGGCACGTTAGCGGAAACAACTCTCAGATCACCTTCAAGGCTTACGAGCAGGGGTTTGAGAAGTTCATGGGCGAGGCCATAGATGTGGTCTGGCTGGACGAGGAACCGAGACAGGAGATTTTCTCCCAGTGTATTACCCGAACCGCCGATACGGACGGGATAGTTTACATGACGTTCACGCCGGAGCGCGGTATGACCACCGTTGTTTCAGCGTTTATGAACGACCTGAAACCCGGACAGTCGATGACCACGGCAACGTGGGAAGATGTAAAGCACTTAGACGAGAAGACAAAGGAGCAGCTACTAGCGGTATATAGCCCCGCCGAGCGAGACATGCGCTCTAAGGGTATTCCGGTGTTTGGTTCTGGACTAGTATTTCCCATCGCTGAAGAGGAAATTGTCTGTGACGACTTTGAGATACCGTCTCACTATCTATGTATCGCAGCCATTGACTTCGGATTTGACCATCCTACTGCTATTTCTTGGGTTGCGCTAGACCCAGACGACGACGTTATCTACGTATACGACGAGTATCGGAGAAGCAAAGAAACCCCGTTGACCCACGCTGCGGTCTTGAACTCTAGAACGCCAGGTATGCCGGTGGCTTTCCCGCACGACGGGCTACAGCACGACAAGGGCAGCGGGGTACAGTTAGCGCAGCAGTATAGAGACCTAGGGGTCTACATGCTGTCGGAACATTTTACTAACCCTCCAGCGGATGGAGCAAGCCGTGGTAATAACTCGATTGAAGCGGGCCTTAGCGAAATGCTACAGCGTTTTGAAACAGGCCGCTTGCAAATCTTTAAGTCTTGCGTGGAAACTATGGAAGAGCTTCGCCTCTACCATCGCAAAAATGGCAAAGTGGTTCCGATCAAAGACGACCTGATCAGCGCCATGCGCTACGCTGCCCTCTCTGTCGAGCGTTTTGGAGAAAAACAGAGAAACAAAACCGCTTACCGTAGGTACAGCTTTGATTCTGAAATTCAGTATAGCTCGCCGGGAGTAGTCTAATGAGCATGAGAGACAAAAACCGCTTTTTCAAAAAGAGCGAGAAATCAACAACACGTTTGGACGCAGAAGCTGCTAGAAAAGAAGCTTATAGAAAAAAGGGTGTTCCTGAAGGGTTAATCCCAGAAAGGAATAAATTCATGGATCAGATAGAAGAAATTAGGGAAAAGCAGCGCAAAAAGAAAAAAATGCTGGAATCGCTTGATCCTATGAAGGGCATGGATGTCTAATGCCTTTTAGCAAATATAGCCCAAAACAAAAGAGGCTGGCCAGGGTGGCACCGCCGAGGAACAAGATTACCGCCGCTGACTTGAGAAAGCTAAGGAAGAAAAATGGCAGCAGGAAAGCCAAAGCCTAACGATCCGGCTAAGTGGTCGCGGGCAAAAGCCAAGGCCAAAGCTAAGTTCAAAGTCTACCCAAGCGCCTATGCAAACGCTTGGGCCTCTAAAGAATATAAGCGCATGGGCGGAACTTGGTCAGGCCCCGACAACAGGGTAAAGAAACGTGCGAAGAGCAAGAAAGCGTAGAGGTGGCTTAGGCAAGTGGTTTGACGAGCAGTGGGTCGATGTCAAAACCGGAAAGCCTTGCGGTCGGAGCGGCAAGAAAGACAAGCGCGGCTACCCCGCCTGTCGTCCTAAAAAAGTGGCTGGAAAAATCTCCAAGAAAGAAGCTAGTAAAAAAACAGGGCCGCGTCGCGTAAATTG